AATCGATGTATTGAACTCAACAAACTCATCATGGAAATTTCAAGTGTTTACTGGTGCTTATCGTGATTATTGCCGCAATTCAATGGTATTCGGTGGCGAAAGGCAATATTACGCTATGAAAAAACATACCTCAGGATTCGATTATAAAGAGGAAGTAAGCAAAATTAAAAATGCTGTTTCCAACTTTGCAAATCAAGGTGATGTTTTTAGAAGGTGGCTCAATACAAAGGTGACTGATGAGCAGGTAATTCATTTCTTTAAAGAAGTGCTATGTAAGAAAAAACTTGCTGACAATGTTCAATTACAAACAGCAGTCGACAATGATGAAGACATTGAAAAACAGTATAATCAAAAAGAGTTGGGCTTTCTTATTCATAAATGGGAGGAAGAGTTAAAGACTGGTATGAGCAGAAACTTATACACCCTTTACAATGCCTTGACAAACTGGTCAACGCACGCTGGCACTTCCTTAGATAGTTATGAAAATGAAGAAGGGCAAATTAAAACTATGCACCAAAAAAAGGGCAAAATGCACGAGACGAGACTAAGACGAGAAGGTCGAGTATTGAAGGCAATCGATAGTCCTTTATTTACTGAATTGGCTAGTTAGTTATGTATGAGCTAATCTCAGGCATTTACAGGGCTGTACTGGTCATTTTAGGTATAGCCCTGTTGGGGTTTATCTTTTAACAATAAGGAGTGATTAATGACTTTAGAACAAAAAAATGAGCTGAAACTTTACACCATGACAATAAAAAATCGTCTTGAGTGTATTGGCAAATCAATCATGGAAAACAATAGCACCCTTAAAAGTGCCGTCGAGGATTTGATGAGTATCAAGGCAAAGACTGACTATATGATTGACAATTTAACTGAAGAATTTGGAGGTATAAAAAAATGACTGGTGCTAGGAATAGACCACAGACTAAAGCAGAGAAAAAATCTCAAGATACATTCCTTGACATAATGAAAAGATTACAGACTTGGATGAGCGGAGAGTTTGAAAGTTGTCATATTGCCAGTCAAATTGCAATCATGGGCACATTCAACGAATTGTCTTTTAATGTCACTGAGCATGTTTCTAGGACATTAATGGAACTGGACAAGGAAGTGCGAAAGGATGAGGAAATTCTATCAGAAGAGGACTTTGCCAAAGTAAAGGCATATGCTGAGAGCTTGCATAGAAAGAAACAAGGTAAGCAAGACGACTAATTGCCTACTTCAGTATTTCCCCTGTAGCCCCCTTTGATTAATTTCTTAGGGGGTTTTTTCTTGACCCAGTAAACAAATCAAATTAACTTGAATTTATAAACCAATTACAGGAGAAAATTATGGTTGATAAAAATAGAAATAAAGAAATAAGAAATGAGTTTGATAGTTACACAGAGACATTATTTTCTAGGTATCTACACAGAAACTTGGGTATTTCACCCACAAGGTGCGAATCTTTAGATGACGCCATTGCAAGTTTTCACAGTGCTTTTGCTTATTGTGATAACTTCAACAGGCGTAAAATTGAAAACATGACTGTTAAAGAATTGCTTGCCGTTTATGGTGCTTTAGAAGATTGCAATGACTTTGAATATTTTACAGATGAAGAGAAAGACTTTCTTCTAAGAGTACAGGACGGCTTACGATATAGGAATAAACAATATACAATAGCAAAAGAGAACGGCTTGCTCTCTTCTGATTGTGATAAACCATTTAACAGGGTTATCCAGTACAAACTGGTAAAATAAAAGCCTACTTTCAGAGCTCCCTCCCCATGCCCCCTTCATTAATTTGAGGGGGGTTTTTCTTTGTCCTAAATAATATGTAACTTATTGAACTTATAAGAACTATTGCCCAGTGCCCCCTTTATTACAGTTAAAAAGGACACGCCCACCCCCCCTCGATTGACCCTAAATAATATTAAATTAATTTGTCAAAATGTTCTTTAATGGCGTGTATGTGTGCGAAATGTATTTGATTAATGGTAATGATGTATTGATTGTTTTTTCTAGCTGCTTTTACTGGTGGAATTGTGCAAGGTTTAAAAAAGGAAGACTATGTAATTAATTAAAAGATTAATTAAGCATCAAGCAAAATGGCTAATTACAGCCATTCTGGGGTACGCAAGCGACACTACCCCCCACCCACACCTACGTATACACAGATGCCAGATTTTTTTTAATTTTTAGTTAGTTGAGAATAAGTCGCAAGTAGTTTTGCCTACCTTTATATAGGGAACATAAAAAAACCCCCAGTCAAAACTGAGGGATATTAAAAGCCTACCTATATATAGTATTAACCCCAGGAGGGTTAAGTCCATTGTACATGCAAATATTCATACTGTCAAGTAAAATTTTTTTTTTGTGTTGACAAAATGCAACATTAGTTCTATAATAAAGTACATGAAGGGGGTTACCATGAGAGGTAGTATACGTAACCCACAAAGAGCTTGCAAGCCATAGGAAGATGCAACGTTTTTCTCTACCTCTCCCCACCCTTCTGTAGGCATTTAATAAATAATTAGGAGATATAGAAGTGGCAAAGAAACCAACAGCAAAACAAGTATCAGATTTTTTTGAGACGTTAGAGAATCTACAAAAAACAGGCGATTTAAAAGCAGGAGATTTAAGTAAAGGCGTAAGTATGTATGAAACAGGACTGATGTCTAAGCAAAAAATTTTAGATAAGCTTTTAGATACAAAAATGTCTATGTCAGATGCTGAGTACAAAATGGGCACTGACTTAAGAGGTTCAAAAAGTATTAGAGAGACAGCTAAAGCTAAAGGTAAGAAGTTACCTAAAAAATTAAAAGTAGACAGAGAGGGTATGATGTACGGTAGTTCAGTTAAAAAGAAAAAAGGCATGATGGGCGGAAGTATGGTCCATGGTGATAAAAAGAAAAAAGACATGATGTATGGTAGCATGGTGACTAAAAAGAAAAAAAAGAACGGCATGATGGGCGGTGGAAAGGTGTACGCATCCATGAATAAAAGATATGCCAACGGTGGTAAAATATACCCATCAAAGGGGAAAATGTAATGTCACTATATGAAAACATAAACAAAAGAAGAAGAAGTGGCAAAAAGATGAGAAAGAAAGGTGACCCAGGTGCACCTAAAGAAGAAGATTTTGCTGCTGCAGCCAGAACAGCCAAGAATATGAAAACTGGTGGTCTAACTGACCTAAGCGGTGACGATAAAGTTACCAGAAAAGATTATCTTATTCAAGTAGGGGCTAAAGGATTTAAAAAAAATATGGACATGGGCACAGGCGGTAACGTATGTAAGACCAGAAGAAAAATGTCTATTGGTGGCAAAATGAAAACCTATACGTCTGAAGGTAAGAAGTATGGTGGAAGTGCTAATATGCCCAACCCAAGAAAACCTATGGGAACTACGTAGTGGCTAGAAAAAAAGAAAACCCTATACGTAGAACTACTAAAGGTAAGGGTGCTAATTACCGACCTACTAAGTCTGGTGCAGGTATGACAGCTAAAGGAGTTAGAGCTTATCGTAAAGCAAATCCTGGCTCTAAGTTAAAAACAGCCGTAACTGGCAAAGTAAAAAAAGGCAGTAAAGCTGCTAAAAGAAGAAAAAGTTATTGTGCGAGATCATTAGGTCAACTAAAACGAAGTTCTGCCAAAACAAGAAATAATCCAAACTCTCGCATAAGGCAGGCAAGAAGAAGGTGGAAGTGTTAACATGGCAAAAGGCGTAAAACATTACTTAAGAAATGGTACAGAATGGACTGGCAGTACCCACAAAATGTCAGATGGTACTTTGCACACAGGTAAAACTCATACTAAAAATAGTAAAAAACTATTTCATTTTAAAGATTTATCTGAGACTGCAAAGAAAAAAGCTAGACCATCTAAAAGAGTAGGTGGTCCTATTCAAAACATGAAAAAAGGAACTAAAGTTACAGCAAAGAAAAAGAAGAAAAAAAAAAGCGGTCCTACTCCTAATAACCCTTCTTTGTACGCTAGGGTAAAAGCAGAAGCTAAAAGAAAATTTGATGTTTACCCTTCAGCCTATGCTAATGCATGGTTAGTTCGCACATACAAAAAACGTGGCGGAGGATATAAGTGAGCCTAAAAGAATGGTTTGGTAAAGGACCTAAAGGAGACTGGGTAGACATAGGAGCCAAAAAGAAAAACGGTAAGTTTCAATCTTGTGGTAGAAAGTCTGCTAAAGGCTCTAAAAGAAAATATCCTAAGTGTGTTCCTAGAGCTAAAGCAAACAGAATGTCTAAAAAACAGATAGCTAGTGCTGTAAGACGTAAAAGATCAAAAGCACAAGGAGTAGGAGGTAAGCCTACTAATGTTAAAACCTTTGCAAGAGAAGGTGGAGTTATGAAATATATATCACAAAACAAAAGATACGCCAATGGCGGTAGGGTATATCCAAGATAATGTTAACACCACAACCTAAAAAATCACAAGAGTTAACAAAAAAACAACAAAATTTTCTTGACGCATACTTTGCGGAAGGAGAAAAAACCTTTGGGAATATCACCCAAAGTCTATTGCAAGCAGGCTATTCGGAGTCCTCAAGGTCTTCAGTATCGAAAGCTATGCGACCTCACATTATAGACAGAGCAAAAGAGTTGCTAGCAACGACAACAGCTAATGCAGTAGGACAGATAAAGGATGCTTTATCAGGAACAACAGAAGAACCAATAGCTAGACAGAAACTTAGGTTTGAAGCAGCAACTGACATACTTGATAGGTGTGGTATATCTAAACGACAAGAGGTAGTAACAGAAAACAAACATTTACATGCTGTTGTTTTGTTACCTGCAAAAAAAGCAGAAGCGTTAGACTTATCAGATGTAGAGGCTGAAGCACTTGGAAACACCTAAGAAAGGAAGACCTAAACTCAAAAAAGGAGAGAAAGGTCGATATAGATTATCAGCTAAAGAAAAAGCTCGTAGAGCTGCTCTAGCCCAGTTGCGGTATAGAGATAAGAAGATTAAAAAACACAAGAACCAACTATCGAGGCAGAAACAATTAAAGAAAGAGAAGATAGAAAAGTTCAAACACTTGGACAAGGCGATACAAGGGAAAGCTGCAATGACAGAGGATGTGCTTGCAGATGCTCCTGTAGCAGTGAAAAAGCTTGTTGCAGAACAGGAAGTAGCGTTCAAACCGAATCCAGGTCCTCAGATGGAGTTCTTAGCAGCACCTGAACGTGATGTTCTTTATGGTGGTGCAGCAGGTGGAGGTAAATCATATGCTTTACTTGCAGACGCATTAAGATATGCCCACAACCCAAACCATAGAGGGTTGCTTCTTAGAAGAACATTGGGCGAACTAACAGAGCTTATAGACAAGAGTAGGCAACTATATAAAAAGGCTTTCCCAGAAGCTATATTTAGAGAAAGTAAATCGACTTGGGTATTCCCATCAGGGGCTACGATTTTATTTTCATATTTAGATAGGGACACAGATGTTACAAGATATCAAGGACAAAGTTTTAACTGGATTGCGATTGATGAAATCACGCATTACCCAACTCCTTACGTATGGGAGTACCTTCGTTCAAGACTCCGTACAACGGATCAAAGCATTATACCGTACATGCGTTGCACAGCTAACCCAGGTGGAATGGGTGGTTGGTGGGTTAAAAAGATGTATATTGATGCTGCCGAACCAAATACGCCTTTTTGGGCTAAAGATGTTGAATCAGGTACTATCCTCAGATACGGAGCCTCAGCCCAAGAAAAAGCAGGAAAACCCCTCTTCCAAAGAAGATTCATCCCTGCAAGACTAACGGATAACCCCTATCTTATAGCTTCAGGGGAATATGAAGCTATGTTATATTCTCTACCAGAAGTAGAGAGAAGAAGACTATTAGATGGAGATTGGGATGTTACAGATGGTGCAGCATTTGCTGAGTTTGATCGTACAGTACATGTTGTTGACCCCTTTGAGATTCCTAGGTCTTGGGCTCGTATTAGGGCTGCAGATTATGGTTACTCTAGTCCTTCTTGTGTTTTATGGGGGGCTGTCGATTATGATGGTAACCTATGGATATATAGAGAGCTTTACGGAAAAGGTTACACAGGAGAAGGGTTAGCAGAGAGGATTATGGAATTAGAGTATGATGATCCTACCATGCAAACAGCAGTGCTAGACGAATCATGTTTTAGTAGAACAGGACATGGTTTAAGTATAGCAGAATCCATGAATAGGTTTAACCTAAGATGGATGGCTTCTAACAGAGACAGACTGGCAGGTAAGATAGAGATGCACAAACGTTTAGGTATGAATGATATGGGAGAACCTAGACTTAGAATATTTAATCACTGTAGCCAGTTGATAAGAACTTTACCTACACTACCTCTAAGTAAAACAAACCCAGAGGATGTAGATACAAAAGCAGAAGATCATGCTTATGATGCTTTAAGATATATGTGCATGACAAGATTAGTTAACAGCCCATACTATCATCCTAGGTTTAGAAAACCTAAAGAGTTTGATAGGTATGAGGTGCAAGACCCTATATTTGGATATTAGATGGCAACTAAAACATACGGATATGAAACAATCAAATGGTCTAACTCAGATCAAAGTGATTGGTCTCCTTTGCAAAAAAAGCAATATAAGGCTATGCAAAACAACATAAAAAATCTGCCTAAATCTAATGTAATTGAATCAGGCATGAATATGATAAGTGTTTCTAAAAAAAATGCCAGAGATTTTATAAGTGTCAATGCAGTTTTAGATGAACTAAAAAATATGGGAGATGATTATTATCTTTTAATGAAGATGCAATTACATACAGGAGCTAGAGTAGGTGATCTTAGTTCTTTAAAATTAAAAGAAATAGATTTTGACAAAAACTTAATATATATAGAAAGAGGCAAAGGTGAGGGAGGTTCAGGTAAAAAGAAAAGAATAGTGCCTATGTCTAAAACTATGAAGAAAGATTTAATGGAATTAGTAAAATTAAAAAAATTAAAACCTAATTCTCTGTTGTTTCCATCACCTACAGATATATCAAAACCTGTATCTGATAATGTAGTCTTAGGTAGGCTAGACAAAGTATTACAAAAAAGAGGACCCAACGGTGAAGCCTTGTTTGATATTAAAGTATGGAACAGAGAAAAAACTCATAAATTTAGAAAGGCTTGGGCTACTATGGCTATACAAGCAGGTCTTGATTCTAAATATGTTCAAGAAATATTAGGTCATAAAGATAACTTAATGAAAGTATTTTATGCTTCTGATGCTTTAAATCCTAGAAGTAGTATCATAAAACAATTTGACATACTTCCTGAACAAGCAGACATATTAGATACTCATTTAGATTTTCAAAGACAGTTTTATGAATATGATAGAACTTATCAAAAACATATAGAGATAGATGAAAACATAAAATTAATAAATAGAAAAAAAGAAATTGTAAATAAAAAAATAGTAGAGCAGAATATTAAACAAATAGATTTAAAAACAGACGAAGAGATTTCTAAGTTTACAAAAACAAGTAGGTACAAACAATCAGGTAAAAGTTTTAATCAAAAATTTGCTCCCAGTGTAGAGATACTATCTGTAGACGATCAGGTAGATAGACTAAAACAAATAGAATTAGGTGTAACTTCTGATAAATTAGATATAAAAGTACCTAAAGGTACAAAAGAACCTACTATAGGAAATTTTCCAGACTATTCTACAAAAGAAAAAATAGATAGAGCTAGGATGGGTAATTGGAACAAGGCTGCAATAGCTCAGGCAGTATTTGATAAAAAACAAACAGATGCTATTGATGATATGTATGATAGAGAATCTGAAACAAAAATTAAAAAGAATATAATACTAGATGAAAATAATGCAACAAAAGCTGTAGAAGAATCTATAGATGCTTTAGATTTTAATAGATATAATAATAATGTTAAGAAAATGTTAGGTAATTTATTAGATGAAGCAGCTATATATAAATACAATGCAGGAGACATGTTAGACTGGGATTCTAGTAGTTGGGATAATAACAGTAAAGGTTTGTCTGAAATATTTTCAGGAACAAAATTTTTAGGTAATAAAGGTGCAGAATTAAAGTTAGATAAAAAAGTTGTAAATGATATATTTCTTACTTTAGAAGAAGTTTCTAGATTTGATTATTTAACAAAAAGAATAGTAGACCAATTAGATTATTTACAATATCCTCCTAATGTTGCTAACTCAGGTGCAGAAAGATTTAAATATCAAAAAGTAATGATAGAGGATGCTTTAGATAATTTTTTAAAAACTAAACAAGGTCAAAAATTTTCTGTAGGATATTCCAATCTTTCAGGTAGAGATTTAAATATAAGAGAAATAGTAGATAGAATTGCTATATCTATTCAGCCTATAGGTGATAATAAAGATTTTAGTCATATTAGTAAAGACTATCTTAAATCAGTAATTAATGATAACCCTGATGCTTTTCCTGAAGTTAGTGATAACTTAAAAAGAATATATCCAGAAGAAGTGTTAAACAGAATGAGGCTTGAACCTTATTTACAATTTTTTAATGATCAAGGTATTATAGATGATGTAGTATTTTTTTCTGAACAAGAATTATTAAAAGATGGGGATTTAGAAACTCCATTAAAAGAAAAAATTAAGTTTAAAAAAGATGGCACTGTAGATTTAAGAACATCTACACCTTTTGTTCCTGAAATACGATCTACTGGTTTTAATCAGGTATTTCAAGCTGCTTACCCTGATCCAGACCAAATCGTAGTAGCAAAAGGAATAGAACGAACTGCAAAAAGGTCTGCTGTTATATTTAACGATATAGATGATGTAGAAGATACAACAGAAGGAGATTTTAAACAAACTATAAAAGGTGGATATAAACCTACAAATGAACACAAGTATGTAAAATTATTAAATACTACATTAAAAGGTTTTGGAAAAGGTGCAGCTTTTATAATTCCTTTTTATGGCACTAGTGCTAGAGCATCGGCTATTGGTCTTGAGGCTGCTATAGAATTAGGAACTAGAAGTTATTTTGCTGATATGAGCACTCTAGGTAAAGATGTTTTAGGTAGAAACCTTTTACCAACAGACGAATTAGGGTTTACTCCTAGTGCTGATCCTGAAGAAACAAGAACTTTTTTAGAAAAATCATCACCAGAAGTAATAGCTAAATTAATAAGTAAAACAAAAGCACCTGAAAAAGAAGTAACTACTAGAGAAGTTTATAAAGAAAAACTTAAAGATGTAGGAAGAAGTTTTATTGCAGCAAGTGCTTTCGGTACAGGAGACCCAGATTTTTTTGCAGGTGCAATGGAAGAATTAAGTGAATCTGAATTAGCAGGTGCTGCTCCAGACATTGCAAGAAGAACATCAGATGAAGAAATAACTAAATTTCTTCCTGAAAGAGAAGCTACTGTTCAAAGAAGAAGAGATGCTGCACAAAGAATAGAAGATGAATATGGGGGCAAAATAATTAAAAAATTTATTAAAGACCCTAAAGCAGAAGAAATAAGAAATCAAATGAATAAGTTAAATTTATCAACCAACCAACAAGGAGAAGAAAATGCCGTTAATGAGCAAATACAAACAGGGTGATATGGGTATGGAAAATGAAGCACAACTTTCTAGAGAAAAAATGGAGAGTTGGGTTAATAAAAAATACACCGCATCCGAAGAGTCTACTGTTAACGCTGCAAGCCTTTCAGGTAAGAATCAAATAGATTCTAACTTCATGGCTTTAGCTGACGAAAAAGACTACTAAAATGGCTGAGATAGGTGAACTAATAGGCACTGGCGAACAAAAAGACATTACCGATGAGGAAATGGTCGGTTTAGCAGGCTACATAAGATCAAAGTATAAACAAGCAGAAGATGGTCGTTTGGCTGATGAACAACGTTGGTTACGTGCTTACAAAAACTATAGAGGTACTTCAGAAGATAGTGAAGACTATAGGCAATCAGAACGTTCTAAAGTTACTGTTAAAATAACAAAAGTAAAAGTGCTTGCTGCTTTTGGACAGTTAGTAGATATACTTTTTTCTAATGGTAAAGTTCCGATTTCTGTAGACCCTACTCCTGTGCCTGAAGGCATAGAAGAGTTTGTTCACCTAGAAACGCCTTTAGATCAACAACAAGGACTAGACCCTTATGGGTTTGAAGGAGATGGTAGAGACTTACCTGCAGGAGCTTTTGAAGCTACAGAACCACAACAACAAGAATTAGAATTAGGTCCATATGAAAAAGATATGGCTGAAGCTAATCTTGCTGCAGGACCATCTAACATAGGAGAACCACAGCTATCTCCTGCTAAGGAAGCAGCTCGTAAAATGGAGAAACTAATCCATGACCAATTACTAGATGCTTCAGCAGTTTCCGAACTCAGAAAAGGTATCTTTGAACAGTGTTTGTTAGGTACAGGTATTGTTAAAGGACCCTTTAACCACAACAAAGTAATACACAAATGGTCTAAAGATGATGATGGTACTAGATTCTATGACCCACAAGACAAGTTAGTGCCTAGATTAAATGCTGTTTCTTGTTGGGATTTATATCCTGACCCTTCTGCTGTAAGCCTAGATGATGCAGAATATGTAGTAGAACGTCATAGAATGAACAGATCACAGCTACGTGACCTTGCTAATAGACCATTTTTTGATAAAGATGCTATAGAAGCATCACTATATATGGGCACACAATACGAAGAAAGGTATTTTGAGCATGATTTATATGCAGATAATGATCCTACATACAGTGAAGGTCGTTATGAAGTATTAGAATATTGGGGTGTTTTAGATGCTAAAATGGCTAAAGAAATACAATTAGACATACCAGAATCTACATCTGACCTAGATCAAGTGCATATTAATGCTTGGATTTGTGGTAATGAGATACTAAGAGTAGTTCTCAACCCATTTGTACCAGAAAGATTACCATATCAAGTTGTGCCTTACGAAAAAAACCCATATAGATTTTTTGGTATAGGTGTAGCTGAAAATATGGAGGATGCACAGCTTCTTATGAATGGACATGTACGTATGGCTATTGATAATTTAGCATTAGCAGGTAATCTTATTTTTGAAGTAGATGAAAACATGATGGTTCCAGGGCAGTCTATGGATATATACCCTGGAAAGATATTTAGAAGACAGTCAGGTGCTCCTGGTACAGGTATTACAGGAATTAAGTTTCCGAGCACTGCTGTAGAAAATTTACAAATGTATGATAAGGCAAGACAACTTGCTGACGAAGAAACAGGTATACCAAGTATAAGTCATGGACAAACAGGCGTGACTGGCACTGGTCGTACTGCATCAGGATTATCTATGTTAATGGGTTCTGCCTCTTTAGGTATTAAAACCGTAATTAAAAATATAGATGACCATCTTCTAAGACCTCTAGGAGAAAGTATGTTTATGTGGAATATGCAGTTTTCAGAGGATGAAGAAGACATAATGGGTGATTTGGAGATCAAGCCTAAAGGTACATCGTCTGTAATGATGAAAGAAGTAAGATCGCAAAGATTAACAATGTTACTACAAACAGTAACTAATCCTATGCTTGCTCCTTTTGTTAAATTACCTACGTTGATTAAAGAGTTAGCTATAGCTCAGGACATGGACCCTGACGAACTAGTTAATGACATGAATGAAGCACAAATATTTGCTGAAATGCTGAAAGGATTGAACAATGGACAAACAACTGGCGAAGAGACTACTGCCCCTAGTGAACAACAACCAAACATGGGAGCCCCTCAAGGAGTTCCTGCAGGAGCAAATCCTGCTGACCCATCAGGCGTTGGTGGTGGCACAATCGGAACAGGAACTACGCCAACTCCAGGGGAAGGCGGCTTTACTGGGAATGTTACTCCAATTACAGGACAGGGTGAGGGCGGAAGCTAAAAGGGATGACAAAACCTAGAGGTATAGACGAAATTGTAGTAAGAGCTCCTCGAGATGATTTTTCATTTATGAATGATTTTTCAAATTATGCAGGTAGGGGTGATCCTTCAAATTTAGAAGTATTACGTTCAATTAGTAATAATAAACAGTTTCTTGAACGCATGCATGAGGTAGATCAATCTTTAGCTGAAGATATAAAAAGTATTCCAGTAGAAATAAATAAACCAAAGATAGAAGAATTAGAAAAGTTAAATCCAGAAGTTAGATATGAAGGGCAAACTGTAGATGAAGTATTAAAAGGCATTTATAAAGTTGCTTCTGAAACAAGTAGAACTATAGCTGATACTCCATTATTAGGTCTTGCATATCAAAAAACTGTAGCAGGGTCTAACCCTTTTGCATTTTTTACAGCAAAACAAATGGCACCTGGATTTATGGCAGACTTTGGTTTTCAAGAAGGTGGAGAAGTAAAAGAAAACATAACTCAACCAAACCTTACATCTTCAGTCTTACCTACAGAAACAGTACAACCTACAGGTTTTGTAGATAACATTTCTAATGCAAATACAGTAGATACAACACAAGGTTTTTATTCTGTAAACCCTGCTCCTGGCGAAAGTGGTGCAAATTTTGAACAAAGGACTATGCAGTATACTCAACCTGTAGATGTACCTAAAGTAAAAACATCCTCTTTCAGACCACCAGAAGGTTACGTAAGCCCTAGAGTATCTGATTCATTTGAAAATTTATTTGGTTTTGGTAAAAAAGCTACATTAGATTATACAGATACTAGCAATTTAACTAGTGACTCTAATGCAATAAATCTTCCTACAGATTCAGGTTTAAGTGAAAGTGAACTAGCTACATTAACAACTTTAGGAACTTTAAGTGACGTAATGGTAGGAGAGGGTGCTAAAGCTGAAACATACCTTTATCAAGATAGGGGTATTTCTAAAACAGTATCTGATACTTTTACAAATAATAGAAACATATATCCTGAAAGTAATACATTAGATGCAAATTTAGATATTTATTATGGTGGTGTAGCAGATTATGTAGAAAGAGGTGTTCCTAGAACTGTAGCTGAAGAAATAATGAGTGATCCTAAAAAATATCCTCCACATAATACTTTAGATGCAAATTTAGATATTTATTATGGAGCAGAAAATTCTGCTTTTGATAATATAAAAGAAGCTATAGCAAAATTAGGAGACAAACACTTATTTACTCTGCAAGATGGCACATACAATGTAACACTAAGAGACTTATATGATGAATTTACTGCAGCACTATTAGTAGGTGTAGCTACTGGCGATGCAGGAAAGGCTGCTATTGCAGGTGGTACACAGTTTATTAAGACTGAAGTTATAGAGTCTTATGCTTTAAAGGCAGGAGAAGCTGCTAGTAAAGCTATAATAAACGCAGGAGGAGGTCAAACGGCTGCCGATGCTGCTGCCGAAGCTACTGCTACAAGATGGAGAGGTTTTGGTGGTGCTGCAGCTTCTATAGCAGGTGTACTAGCTTTAGGCGGTGATGAGGAGGCTGCTCTTACTGCAGGTGTACAACATTTAATTACAGAATATGGTGCTGAACAGTTGGGTTCATTTCTAGGTGTTGAAAAACTTCCTGGTTTTGAAACTGCAGCCGATGCTCAAGGTGCAGTAGGTGCAGCAGCAATAGCTGCAGTAGTATCATTTTTAAGAACTGGAGATGTAGAACAAGCAGCTATATCAGGAGCAACATCTTACATGTTTTCTGTAAACCCCATATTAGGTATTGCAGCAATGGCTTTACAATTTTTAACAGCATCTAAACCCTCATATAAATCAGGTTACGCTTCATTTGATTTTGATGAGTTTAAAATGAACACCTATTCACAGGGAGATTATGATCCTAGTAAAGCAAACCCATCTAACGTAGAATTTTCTAAAAAGTTATTATCTCCTATGATACCTTATATGCAAGAGTTAGAAAAAACAACAGGTTTTAATTTTAAAGGTGATTTACAAATACACTACTCCCAAGGTAAAAAAGGTGCAGGAGTATATTATACTATAGGTAATGTAGATCAAGAAGGTTTATCTGCTAGAGAAATGCTTTTAAATAGACCAGACTACTATAACGGTAAGGATCAATCCACACAGGATGGTGGTAGAGTTTATCGTAGATTTTTTCAACCTACAAAAGAAGGTTTAGAAGCTATGTATGAATCTTTGTACGCTGATTTAGCATATATTGCTGAAAACAAAATTACAGATTTAACACATTATACAGGAGTAGTAAAATCTGCAGAAGAAATACAAGCAGACACTCAAAAATTTGGTTTTGATATGAGTAATTTTACTTTTATGCAAGATGGCGGAAAAATTCTTGACAAAACTTCAAAAGTGTTGTATAATAGTAACCAAACAAAGAATTACGGACTTGTCGATAAAGAAGGCAAAGCTCCACCGTCTGCAAGAGCAGATGATGTTCCAATGACTTTAAAAGAGGGAGATTTTGTACTTTCTCAGCCTGCAGTAGCCCTTTATGGTGAAGACACTATAAACAGAATGGTTCAAAGAGCAGCTAACGAAGCAGGCACAAATCTTAAATCTGGTGGTAAAGTACCAGTTAATGTACACAACGGTGAATACATTATACCTAAAAAATTAACAGAATATATAGGCTCCAATGTTCTAGAAACTATGAACAACAGGGGTCTTATGTCAGTTGGTGAAAGACCCAACACCTAATCGACAGCTACTTGCGAAAGCAACCCTGTCTCTTTAATAACTAATATGGGCTACCTGCAGCAACAGCCCCCATTGAGGTACAGATGAACGAAGAAAACCAAAAAGAAAAAGAAGACCTAGAACCAGTTCCATATCAAGGAGCTTACAGGCAAAAACTAGAAGATGAACCAGAAGCGGACACCACAGAAGAAGATATTCAGCAAGAGGCTACTCCGCAGGCAAAAACAGACAGTTTTGTAGAGAAGACCGAATCAACAGAACCTGAACATGATTATAAAAAAAGGTATGATGATTTAAAAAGACACTATGACGCTAAAATAGAAGAGTTTAAAGGAAAAGAAAAAGAACTTTTAGATTTAGCAAAACAAGCATCAGGCGGTGGAATTAATTATAAACCACCTAAAACTCCTGAAGAACTAGAAAAGTTTAAGAAGGAATATCCAGATGTTTACAACGTTATAGAAACGGTGGCATATTCTCAAGCAGATAATAAAACTAAATCTCTGCAGTCAGAAGTTGAAGAACTTAAAAAAGAAAGAGTACAGCTAACTAAACAAAAAGCTGAACAAGAACTTTTAAGATTACATCCAGACTTTATGACTATTAAATCAGATGAAGATTTTATTAACTGGCTAGAAGAACAACCACCATCTATTGCAGATGGAGTTCTTAAGAATAACACAGATGCAAAATGGGCTTCTAGAGTACTAGACTTATATAAAGCTGATAAAGGTATTAATCGTACATCAAAACGGAAAGACACTTCTGCTGCTGAATACGTTCCAACTAAAAAGAAAACGGAACCTAGTAAAGGCAAGAAAGAGTGGACTTCTGAGGAAATCAGACGGATGAAACCTCACGAATTTGAAAAGTACGAAAAAGAAATCGACTTAGCAAGAAGAGAGGGCAGAATCCGTTAGTTTATTAACTTTTAACTAACAAGGATATAGATTATGGCTATCTCAAGTTCAGCAGGTTATACTAATCTGCCTTCAGGTAATTTTTTACCTGAAATTTACAGTCAAAAAGTTCTTAAATTCTTCCGTAAAGCTTCAGTTGTTGAGGATATTACCAACACTGACTATACAGGAGAAATTGAAAACTTTGGCGATACTGTAAGAATAATAAAAGAACCAACAATCTCTGTCTCTTCATACTCTAGAGGTGCTGCAGTTAATACGCAAGACCTAGCAGATGATGAAATTCAATTAACTATTGATAAAGCTAACGCATTTGCTTTTAAAGTAGACGACATTGAAGAAAGACAAGGACATGTTAATTTTGAAACATTAGCAACGTCAGCAGGTGCATATGCACTTAAAGACAGCTATGATGCAGAGGTTCTTTCAAATATCGCTTCAAGTGTTACTTCAGGTAATACATTTGGTGCGGATCATGCAACAAACTCAATCGACACTGGTTTTGATACCGATGAAGTTGATCCTATTAACGTACTTGCTCGTCTAGGAAGATTACTAGATGACGGAAACGTTCCTACGGACAACCGTTGGGCTGTAGCTGCTCCGATTTTCTTTGAACAACTATCACAAACAAGCTCAAAATTAGTTGATGCTAACTTCTTAAATGAAGGTAGTTCTCAATTAAGAAATGGTTTAGTAGTTCCTCAGCTAGTAAATGGCTTTAGACTTTATAAGTCAAACAATATGCCTGCTGCTAGTACTTCTGACGTTTATCAAGTGTTAGCAGGACACCAAGGCGGTGTATCTACTGCTTCACAAATTGCTAAAACAGAAGTTGTAAGAGACACTGAATCTTTCGCTGACATTGTTCGAGGCTTACATGTATATGGAAGAAAAGTTTTAAGAACTGAATCCATTGCAAAAGCCTTCGTTAAAATAGATTAGAAGGAGGATAACTAATGGCTACTTTAACTAAAACAGGCGGTACAGGCACTACAGGTCACGTTGCAGGTAATGCTGTTGCTAAAGTTTATGTACAAACAACTGTTATTGATGGAACATCAACTGCTTTAACAAGTGGTGATGTTTACCAAGCAATTAATGTCCCTGCTAATTCAGTGGTATTAAATGCAGGCATTGATAAAATAACAGCAGGTACTGGAACAGGTACACTTGCATTAGGAGATGGTACAGTAACTTATGTTGCTGCTGCTGTTCAAACTTCTGCAGGTGCTATGACTTCTGGTGATGCTGTTGCAGAAATGTTTGTATCTTATCCTGCTGCAGACACACTTGATGTGACTGTTGCTACTGCAGACGTTAACTCTAAAGTTCGAGTATGGGCTTTAATGGCTGACTGTGAAGGTCCAGTCGGTGATGACGCTACAGGCGATACATACGCTTAACAATCAACTAAGGTGGGGGGTTAATTCTCCCCACTTTTTATAGGATATACAATGAAAAACATATTTATAATAGCTTTATTAGGTTTTACAATTACAGGATGTGCAGCAAGTGCAATTAATATATCTGCAGATATACCTAAAGAGCAAGAAGTAATAATTTCAATCGAAACTAAAAAATCAAACGATTAAAATGAACAATACGTTTATTACTGCAGGTGCAGCACCATCTGATACAAATAGAACAGATGTATTTGAGTGCCCTACTAATTTTAAAGGTGTAGTAAAATTTATAAACGTAGCAAATGTAAATGCATCAAACAAGACAGCTAAGATAGAATACTACGATTTATCTGCTACTACATACTATGCTTTATCAGGTGCAACATCTATAACAGGAGAAGGTTTTATAAACTGGATAGATATAACTTTAGTATTAGAAGCAGGAGATAAAGTAACAGTTACTGCAGGAACAGCAAATACAATACACGCAGTAGTAGGTGTAGAATTAATTTATAATCCATTAACAACGTAGGCAAAACATGGCATCATTTCTTTCATTAGTAAATAAAGTATTAGTAGAATTAAACGAACCTGAGCTTTCTACTTCTGCAGACTTATCTTCGGCAGCAGCTACTGTAGGTATACAAAATACAGTAAAAGAAAACATAAACAAATCTATAAGAGATATCGCTACTTCTGAGGTAGAGTGGTCTTACTTAATAGCTTCAGGCACATCTGCATTAACAGCAGGTATATCGGAATATACAGCACCAACAGATGCTAATACAATAGACTGGGATAGTTTTATTTTATTACCTACAGAACTTATAACTAATGGTACATATGATAGCAATATAAATAGTTGGACTACATCTAATTCTGGCACTGGTTCAGCAACACATTCTACTGATGCACTATCTTTAGCGGCAGGTTCAGGAACATCCGCAGTTTATCAAGCGGTTTCTTTAACTAGGGGTAGGCAATACATGGTATCATTTGCTATGAAAAATGCTAGTGAATCTGGAACAGCCGTTAGCCCTAGTTTAGACGTTTCTGTAGGCACAAGTGCACTAGCTACTGATGTAGCAACAGGAACATATACATCTGCAGGTGGATCAAATGATGAAGGTGATTTAAGTTATCACAATTTTACTTTTGACGCATCTGCTACACAACACTTTTTAACAATAAAAAATTCTACAGCATCTTCCACAGTACTTGTAGATAACGTAAGCGTAAAAGAAAATTTTCATCCTAAAAGTTTAAAATATTTAAATGAGGATGAGTGGAGACAACGTGTCGCTAATACTGACAAACACCAAAATCCAGATCATTTTTCAGAACCTGAGTGTGTATACAGGACCACTAGTTCTGCTACAGCACTTACGTTTGGGGTATCACCTGTTCCAGATAAAAGTTCTTATACAGTGGAGTATGATTATTATACTGCCCCTACAGATTTATCTGGTTCAAGCGATACGCCTAGCTTACCAACTCGTTACCACGACCTTATAGTAAAAAGGGCAGCTTACTATACTTTACTTACACGTTCTGACCCACAACTAGCACAAATATACTTACAAGAGTATAGTTTTGGCTTACAAAGAATGAGAACCGATTTGCTTAACCGTAAAAATTACATGTTTGCAGTCTAATGGCAGATATGTTGAACCCATTTGTAGTTAATTTTAGAGGCGGTTTAGTCTTGAACAAGTCACAGTTTGAGATGGAGCCAGGAGAAGCTATGGAGTTAAGAAATTTTGAACCTGATATTGGTGGTGGGTATAGGCGTATTTCAGGTTTTACTAAATTTAATACAAATGAAATTACATCTGGAAGCACTACAGGTGCTATTCTTATGGCTGCTGTATATAAAGATCAAGTTATAGCTGCTAGAGGTACTGAAGTATTTAGAGTGCCTACATCTAATGGTTCTATAACACAAATAGATTCTGGTAGAACTAGTGCAGGTAGATATGATTTTGATACATACAATATGGATGGTACAGATAAAATAATATGGGCTGATGGTGCTAACAATGCATCTTCTTACAACAATAGTTCAGTAACAGATATAAATGGCACAGGAGCACCTGCTAACCCTAAGTTTGTAAAGATATTTAGAAATCATGCTTTTTATGCAGGCATGTCTGCTACACCACAAAAAGTAATATTCTCTGCCCCATATGCAGAGGGAGAGTTTAGTGCTGCTAAAGGTGCAGGTTCTATATCTGTAACAGGTAATATAACAGGATTAAAAGTATTTAGAGAACAACTTTATGTGTTTTGTGATAATGCAATATTTAGAATAGTAGGAAACAGTATATCAGACTTTCAAATGCAACCAGTTACAACTAATGTAGGATGTATTGCACCGCAAAGCATACAAGAAGTAGGCGGTGATATTATTTTTTTAGCTGCCGATGGTTTAAGAACTATTGCAGGTACAGAAAAAATTGGTGATGTAGAGTTAGGTGTTATATCTAGACCTATACAAAGAAGATTTACAGAATTAAATTTTAGCACTGTAGCAGATAAAATAAACTCTGTAGTTATAAAAGCTAAAACACAATATAGAATATTTTTTGCAGATCAAGGTGCTGAAGCAGATTGTAAAGGAGTTATAGCTGTATTTAAAGGCGATAGGTGGGAGTATTCTGATATAAGAGGAATAAAACCTAACTGTGCAGATAGTAATTATATAAATGATGTAGAAACTATAGTGCATGGTGGTTATGATGGTTATGTATATAAACAAGAATCTGGTAATACTTTTACAAATGCTTCTAATGATACAATAAGTTTAGAAGCTAGATTTAAATCAGCACACTTAACTATGGGCGACCCTGGTATTAGAAAAAGATTTCACAGAGTAATATTAAATTATAGACCAGAAGGTGAGCTAACTACTAACTTAGGTTTAGAATATGATTTTGGTTCACAAGATGTACTAAATCCAAACAGTATACCATTTACAGAAATAGCAGATTTAGCATTATATGGATCAGCAACATATGGAAGTTCAATATATGGTGGTGCAGAATTTATACTAGTTAGACAACCTATAACAGGTTCAGGATTTGCAGTAGCAGTCCAATTTACAGAAAAACAAAATGAAACCTCAGCACCTTATTCACTAAGAGGTTTTAGTTTAGAATTTGCAGCAGCAGGTAGGAGATAAGCAATGGCAGGTTATTCAGCAAGACAATCAACTTATACTACAGGAGATACAATTACAGCAGCTCATACTAATAATGAGTTTAATGCTATATTAGCAGCTTTTAACGTAAGTACAGGTCACAAACATGATGGTAGCACAGCAGGTGATGGTGGTCCTATATCTACATTATTTAGTAATACTATTAGTATGGGTACAGGTGCAGATACCGATATAGCTGTTACATTTAATGCTAATTCAAATGATGGTGTTATTACTTGGATGGAAGATGAAGATTATTTTCAGTTTTCTGATGATCTACTACTAAGCACTACAGAAAAAATACAATTTAGAGACACTGCAATATACATTAACTCTTCTACTGATGGGCAGTTAGATTTAGTTGCTGATACAGAAATACAAATAGCTGCTACTACTGTAGATATAAATGGTAATGTAGACATATCAGGTTCTTTAACTTTAGGTGGCACTACAATAACTGCTACAGGTGCAGAGTTAAATATACTTGATGGTGTTACAGCAACAGCAACAGAATTAAACATTTTAGATGGTGTAACTTCTACAACAGCAGAACTTAACATACTTGATGGTGTAACTTCTACTACTGCAGAACTAAATATATTAGATGGTGTTACGTCTACTACAGCAGAATTAAATTTAGTTGACGGTATAACTCCAGGTACAGTTTCAGCATCAAAAGCTGTTATAGTTGACTCAAACAAAGACTTAACTGGTATAAGAAACTTAACTATTGCAGGTGATCTTACTATATCTGGTGATGATCTTACTATGGCTACTAACACTGCAGGTAATTTACTTATTGCTGATGGTACAAATTATAATCCTACAGCAGTAGGTGATTTATCTGAAATAAGTAGTGTGGCTAATGATGATGTTTTATTAGCTGTAGATACTTCTGGTGGTGGATTAAAAAAAATAACAAGAAGCACATTGGTATCAGGTCTTGCTACATCTTCTGGTATAGCTAATGTTGCAGAAGATTCTACTCCACAACTAGGTGGAGATTTAGATGTAAATGGTAATGGTTTAGTTTCTACATCTAATGGTAACATAGCTCTTACACCAAATGGTTCTGGTGTTGTAAGAATAGATGGTTCTAATGGTATTGATATGCAATCAGGTGCTATATCAATTAAAAATTCTGGTGCTCAATCTTATGTAAGATTTTATTGTGAAGTTAGTAATGCACACTATGCACAGCTACAAGCTCCTGCACACTCAGATTTTAGTGGTAATATAACTTTAACTTTACCTGCTACGACAGATACTTTAGTAGGTAAAACTACTACAGACACTTTAACAAATAAAACATTAACAACTCCTGTAATAGCAGAAATAGACTCTGGTGGTGATTTAACTTTAGATGCTACAACAGATATTATATTAGATGCAGATGGGGGAGATATATTCTTTAAAGATGGAGGCACAACATTTGGTAGTGCTACAAATACTTCTGGTAATTTAATTATTAAATCAGGCACTACTACTGCTTTAACATTTGATGGTGCTAATGTTGCGGTAGCAGGTGATCTTACAGTAAATGGAACTACGACAACAGTAAATTCAACTACAGTAACTATAGATGATCCTATCTTTACATTAGGTGGTGATACTGCTCCAGGTTCTGATGATAACAAAGATAGAGGTATTGAGTTTAGATACCATAATGGTTCTGCAGCTAAAGTAGGCTTTTTTGGCTATGATGATTCTGCAAGTGCATTTACATTTATACCAGATGCTACAAACTCTTCAGAAGTATTTAGTGGCACAGCAGGTAATGTAGTTTTTGGTAACATTGCAGGTACATTAACAACTGCCGCACAAACAAACATAACTTCTGTAGGTGCTTTAGATGGTGGTTCTATATCATCTAATTTTGGTGCTATAGATGTAGGTTCTTCTGCTATTACTACTACAGGTACAGTAACTGGTGGAACTTTAGCAGGAACATTGTCTACTGCAGCACAAACTAATATTACATCTACAGGAGCATTAGATGGGGGCTCTATAACTTCAGGTTTTGGTGCTATTGATAATGGCACTTCTGGAATTAGAACAAATACATTTACAGCAGAAACTTCTATTGTACCTGATACTTCAGGTGGTGCTGATATAGGTAGTACATCTCTTGAATGGGGTGACTTATATATTGCAGATGATAAGAAAATTTATCTTGGATCAGATCAAGATTTTAGTATAGAATATGATGAAGATGGTAATGATACTACAGCTATTGTAGCTGCAAATGGTGTTGCTCTTGCTCCACATGGTTCTAGTTCAGGTAATACTACAGAATTAAAATTTCAAGAACTTGCAGCTAATGGTGCAAACTATGTAGGTTTTAAAGCTCCAGATGCTATAGCTTCTAATGAAGTATGGGTATTACCTAATGCCGATGGAACTGCAGATCAAGTTCTTAAAACAGATGGTTCTAATAATTTATCTTGGGCTGATGGGGGTGGCACTACTGTTGACATGGTAGCAGATGGTTCAATATCAGCAGGTAACACAGTTGCTCTAACAAGTGCAGGTAAAGTAAAAGCTACTGCTGCAGCAGGGACATCTGGTTCGTTGCAAGGTGAAGTAGAAACTTTCGGTACTGCTAGATTTATATATAGAGCATGTAAAATAGCTGATACTGGTAAAATAGTGCTGTTTTATAGATGGAATCAAGACAGTGACAATAGAGATTTATATTATAAAGTAGTAACTATTGCGTCAAACGGTACTGCTAGTTTTGGCAGTGAAGGAAAAGTAGTTGATACATCAGGGGGTTATCAAAGTAGAATATCCGCAATATATCTTCCAAGTATTGATAGAATATTTTTTAAATATAATGACGATGCTGACAGCAACAAACAAAAATATTGTATAGGTACTCTTTCAGGCACAAGTATTAGTTGGACAAGTCCTGCATTACTTTTAGATTTAAATACATTTCAAGGAGAAATATTTTTCTCTTTAGAAGATGTTGGTTCAATTAGTGGTAGTTCAACCACCAGTAGCAATAAAGGAACAGGTAGAATTTGTTACATGGCTATAGGTTCTGGTGGAGGTTCTTTAGGTAGTACTGATAGTTATGGTGTTGCTACTCATGTTATCACTGTTCGTGGTGGCACTGATAATGATGTGCAAAATTTACCTTCTAATAGTAATAATTCTTGGGAAGGTATAATAAGTGGAAATGGTGGTGAGGTTTATCAAGCACAAGTAGGAATTGATACTCAATATAACAAAATTTTATTTTCATATATAGACTATGATAATTCACATCATGTAAAATGTCTTTCCCTTGCTTATGACCATAGTGGTAACTCAGGAGCAGGTGTAGTAGATAAAGCCTCTGGTTCAGGTGCATTAACTGTTAAGTCAACTAGTTGCACTCTTCTTGGAGAGCAAGCTGAAGGTCAGCTATCAGTACCTATACCGTATGACAGTGAAGATTCTAAATTGTTTGCAGTTGCTTTTAGAAATAGTGGTAACAATGATTTAGAATGTGCAGGTGTGAGTATGAGCAATAGTGCACTTGGTACTGACCCCTCTGCAACTATAAGTGCTTCTGTAGTTAATGATAATATTACAAATTATCCAAGTGCAGGAATAGGTTATAATGCAAGTGCTAAAAAGTTTTTAGCTGTGTATGAAAATGGAGATATAAGTAATTATATGTACTCTAATGAAATTAGTTTTAATGGTAACAGTTTTGCAAAAGGTTCTGATAGAGCTCTACTAGGTGTAAGCTACGCTAATATTACCCCTTTTGTTATAAACACAACAACATCAATGCCTTCAGGTAATGCTACACCTGTATTTTATAAAAGTGATGATACTGACAATCCAGGTAAAATGGTGGTAAGACAATTATCTACCGACAGTAATAATTTAGATTTTATAGGCATATCTACAAATTCAGTATCTGATGGTGGAACTGCTAAAGTTGCTATGTTAGGTAGCGTAGGTGACAACCAATCAAGTTTAACTATAGGCACTACATATTATCTTGAAACTAATAACAATTTAGAAACTTCTGCAGGTTCTTCTAAAGCACTTGTTGGTAAAGCTATAGCTGCTGATAAAATATTAGTAACAGGAACAGGTGGTGCTTCGGCATAAAATAAAGGAATAGAACAATGCAAACATTAACATGGAAAGAAAATAACATAAGTATGCACTATTTTTCAGATAGTAAAACAATAAATGTTACTTCTACACAAACTACTGTAAGTGAGGGTGACACAGTTGAATTAACTATTGCAGATTGCAATTCAAGTAATGTAACACTACACACAGGCGTAGAGGCTAAATCAGATTGGTTCGGTGATAAATACAAATATGATGGCTCTTCATGGTCAGCTAATACAAATTTTAAAGGTGAAAGATTTTTAAAAGCTGATATTAATGACTCTGTAACGACTATTAATGTAGGTAATTCAAACCCATTTACAACATCTGGTACTGTACAAATAGGTGATGAAAAAATTACTTATACTGGAGTAGATGGAACAAATCTTACAGGTTGCACTAGAGGAACTGCATCAACAAGTGCTGCAAGTCATAGTATTATGGCTAATGTAATACAAATATAACTAAGGAGCAAACATGCCTAAAACCACTGCAAGTATAGTAAACCAAAAAATAGACGATCATGTAGATGCATGTACAAGTAGATATGAAGCAATAGATAAAAGACTGTACAGAATAGAAGCTATACTTATAGGAGCTAGTGTTTCTGTAATAGGTTTGCTAATAAAAATTATAATGAGCTAGAGAGAAAAATATGCCTAAAGTACCATTAACAGATAAAGAAAAACAAATGAGAGCAGGAGCCTTAGCTAGGCAAAACATGTTTCTTGGTGGTTTAACTCAATCTCAGATAACAGATATGGTTAAGCAGTATCAAATTAATCAGCCTCCTGGACCTGTAACTCCTAATGTTACTTTAACTGGTGGTGCAGGTAATGATACTATACCTTCTCAATTTATTACTCCTCAAGGGCAAGTATCTACCGCAATGGACACAGGTGTCGGTGCTCAGGGAACTACAGACTTTCTTACTCAAACAACACAGGCAGGTATACCTACTGAAAACTCTACTTTAGCAATAGATAAAAGTGACTTAGCTGCATTAAATGCATCTAAAGATGTTTTTGGTCCAAACGCTACGGTAGACTTAAATGCTGATGGTAAAGTTAATGCAGCAGATACAAGAATACTACGAGGTAATACTACACTCGGTCCTGACGGTGCAGCAGGCACTTCAGATAATACTATCACTGGTGGTGCAGGTAACGATACTATCACTGGTGGTGCAGGTAATGATACTGTAACTGGAGGTACTGGAGGCACTGGGGGTACTGGAGGACAAGGTACAGGCGAAGCTGCTCTTGAAACTAGATTCGAAAATGTAATAAATCAGTTTGATCAGACGGCAGGACTTACAGGTATCGACCCTAATCTTCCTGAAACAGCTAAAATAAAACCTACAGATATAGAAGTAAAGACAGGTGAATTAGAAACCACTGCAGGCGTACAGTTAGGACCAACACAATTAGCACCTACAGAAATTATAAGTGACGAACAAATTCAAGCCCTACAAGCAGCAGGCTATACAATTAAAAGCAATGCCGATACCGTAGCAAGCACTACAAATACTATTAATGATGTAACAAACCAAGCTTTAAATGCACAGACTCTAAACACACTTACAGATACTGTAGATGAGATAACAGGTAGACCAGTTGTAGGCGAATCTATTATTGGGCAAGCACCACAAAGAGAAAGCATAGAACAGAAGAAAGCTGAAGGTGTTGTTGCTACAGACATGGCTAGTGTAGATAGAAGAAAGACACCGACTGTAGGCGATTTTACTGGTAACTTTAATGATAAAATAGATGCGGCTTCACGTTCTATAACTACAAATGAAATAGTACAACCTATTGATCCTAGAACTGCTAACCAAGGCACTGCACAAGTTATGGCAGAGTTAAGAGATAATGCTACAATGGTAGCTGCACAGTCTAGTGAAGATGAACAAACTAGAGCTACTGCTCAAGCTATAACACAACAAATGTCCGAAGTACCTGTAGAGGCTACTATACAAGGGCAACTAACAAACCTTATGGCACAATTTGCTGATGGTAAAGTTCCACCATACGCTGCAGGTGCAATAAGAAATGCTGAAGCACAAATGGCTGCTAGAGGTTTATCTGCAAGTTCTATGGCAGGTGCTGCAATTATGCAAGCTGCAATGGAGTCTTCTTTACCTATAGCTGCACAGGATGCTCAAATATTTAGAGAAATAAATCTTACTAATATAAATAATAAACAGAAAGTTGCTTTGGCTAATCAAGCTGCTGCTTTAAAAATAGGTTTAGCTGATCTAAATGCAAGACAACAAGAAGCTTTATCTAATTCTACTAACAGTTACAAGTTACAATCTCAAAGTCTTTCTAACATGCAACAGGCTTCTTTAGCTAATGCACAGTTAAGAGCTTCTTTACAAGAAAGAGAGTTAGGATTTGAACAACAAAGACAAATAGTAAATGCTACAAGATATGCTGAAATAGAAGGTATTAACCTTAATAATGAACAGCAAGGAATTATGCAAGATTCTATAAATAATATGCAAGTGTCTATGTCTAACATGTCATTTAAACAACAAAGAGAGTTGTCTAAAGCACAAATAGATGCTGCACTTACAGGGCAAGAACTTAGTAATGATCAACAAAGAGCTGTTGTAAATGCTGCTAGAGTAGCTGAAGTAAACAATCTAACGTTTAATGAAGAACAACAACGTAATTTAAATAACTCACAGCTTATGCAAAACATGACTTTAGCAAACTTAGACTCTGAAATGAAAATGGCTTTACAAAATGCTGCAACATATGCAAGTATGGATATGGCTAATTTAAATAACAGACAACAAGCACAAGTAGTAAATGCTCAAAACTTTTTAAATATGGATATGGCAAACCTTTCAAACAAACAACAGGGTGAAGTTTTAAGTTACCAATCTAGAATTAATGCATTGTTTACAGATGCTGCAGCAGACAATGCTAGACAACAATTTAATGCTACTAGTGAAAATCAAGTAGATGAATTTTTTGCACAGTTAGGGGCTTCTGTAGCTCAACAAAATGCAAATAGAGTAGCCTCTATGAAAGAGTTTAACGTAGATCAAACCAATGCTCATTCAAGATTTAATGCATCATTAATAGATAATAGAGAAAAATTTAATTCTACAATGCAAGCACAGATTAATCAGTCTAATGCAGCTTGGCGTAGGCAAATAAATACACAAAACACTGCAATACAAAATGAAGCTAATAGGCAAAATGCATTAAATGTTTTAGGTATAAATCAAAGTGCTTTAAATAATTTATGGCAACAATATAGAGATGAAGCAGGTTGGTTATTTACTTCAGGTATGACAGATAGACAGTATGCACATGAAATAGCTAAAATGAATTTAAATGCTGCACAACAAAGAGCTTTGTATAATTTACAAGTAAAAGGCGATGCTGTAGAATCTATTGGTTCTATAATTGTAGATGCTGCAATAGAAATTTAAGGAGAGTAAAATGGCAGGTATTCCTGGATTAAGAGATATGTGGGGTGCAATAGGAGACACTTTAGACTGGGTAGGTGATGCTGCTTCAGATGCTTTAAAAATTGTAGCTTCTCCTTTTGTAGATGAAGAAGGAGAGTTGTTTGGTTTTATAGGTGTAGATGATTTAAAAGAAAAGTATAAAGAATCAAGAGAAAGAACAAAAAAAGAACCTGGAGGAACTAGGAGTCTTATTCAACCTTTAGTTGAAAATGTAGGAGAGCAATCAAAAACTCCAACAGTTGGACCGTCTTCTGTTTCAAGTAAAGTAGTAGAACCTTATCCAAATTATAATGTGCAGGCAACAGGTATGAAAGACTTTAAAGGAACAGTAGAAAGTATTCTTAAAGATACAGAGTCACAAGTAGAAAAACTTAGAGATAGTATTGTTCAAGGTAAAAATATTCCAATAAATACATCTTCAGCTTTTGTTGATATTCCAGAAGTAAATATAAAATTGCCTGATGTTTTAAAAGGAGACTAGAATGGAAACAAGATTAGAAACACCTGATATGGATATGAATGGTAGACGTGATCCTTTTGGTTATCCAATACCAGGTCAATCCTTAACTACAGAACAAGGGGATATGCCTTTTGAAAAACCTCCTAGAGTTACAGACCCTGAAGAATTGTATCAAAAACTAACTAAAAAATTTTCTTCTCCAGAGTTAAAAGAAAGAACATTAGAAACATTAGCTTCAGGTATACCTTTAGAAGTAATTATAAATACTATGACAAAACATTTAGCACATACTGGTGCTATAACTCCAGACTTAGCTGAAGGAATAAAACCTTCGTTAACTGTGTTTTTTGTAGACATGGCAAAACAAGAAGGTGTAGATATACAAATATTCTTAGAAGACCCTGAAGCAGAAATGGAAGCTATGCAAGGTAGAGAAAATATGCTTTTAGAAACATTTGTTAATCAAAAACCTGAAGAAGCTAGAATAATGAGAGGCATGGCGTTTGAAAAAGAATTAGAGGGTCGTGCTATGGAAGCCCAAAAAGCAGTTGCTGCACGTAGGAAAATAGATCAACGCATAGAAGACTCCCCTGTAGAATCAGATGGCAGTTTTATAGAAATGGAAGAGGTATAGCATGAGTAATTTTTTAAGACTTCTAGGAGGTGCTGCTAAAGAAGTAAATAAAAGAAAAGACGAACAAAGGGAAAGAGAAAGAGAATTAGAATCTATAGAAGAAAAAGCTGAAAGAACAGCTTTTTGGAACAATTTTTATGATGGTACTTCAACTAACACTATTAACTTAGGTAATAATAGATTTACAGCTTTTAAACCTGTAGTAGGTGAAAATATAAATGCAACAGATATACCAATTATTGCTAGAGAAAATTGGGTTAATTTTGGACAATTAAGTGCAGATGAACAGGCAAGTATATTAAAAGACGAGGAAGCGAAAAGATTACTTTACTCTACTGTAGTAAATCCTTTAATATTAGAAAAGTCAGAAACTGATATTCAAAAATCTGGACCAGACAAGCAACTTGGAACTAGAGATTTAGAACAGTTGTGGGGTGACAGAAGTACTTGGACTCCTTCTGAAATAGAAATTTTTAGAGACATAAGAGAAGGCACAGGTCTTAGTAATAGAATAATTAATCCTACTATGAAAGAAAGGTATGGTGATGATTGGGATGACAAGTCTAACACATTTAATACAGACGGTAGATTTGCAAATTTGACAGATACAAATGCCTTAATCAATAAGGGTAAGGTAGAACAGTCTATAGGTACTTTCTTTAAAGGTCCTAAAGTATCAGAAAATTATGTTACACTTGGTCAAAATTTATTTGAAAATAATTGGAGTAATAGAAATAAAGATGATGTGTATGCAGCTATTAACGATCAATTATATAAAAAAAGAATATCAGGCATTTATGAAGTAAGTTCAGAAACAAAAAAAGATTCTAAACGACAAGCAGAAATGCAGCAAGCCTATAATGCTGAAAAAACAGCTTTTAAACTATTAAGTCAAATAGGAATTTTACAATTTGGTTCTGTAGAGGTAGATGCTAATGGTGTGCCTATAGAAGGTACTTTTAATAAAGGTGAAATGGTTACTGGTCCTGCTTTTAGTTTAAGAAGAACTATTGCAGGTATGTTTGGTCGAACAGGTCAAATTAGTCAACTAAGAACAGAGTTAACTGGCTATACTAATAAGTATGCAGATAGTGAAGATTTAAGAAGAACCAATGAATTTTTAATGGAAGCTACAGGAAAAGACATAAGAGGTCATATGAGTAGTTTAGTTGACGATCAAAATGAATATAGATTAAAAGAAGATGGTAAACTATACACTATATCAGAAGGTCAAGAACGTTTACTAAGTGAAGAAGATCAAACTGCAGCTATAGCATCTTTACAAATTGCTTTAGCATTTACAATAGCTATTGCTAACCAAGGCTATGAAGGTGGTAAAGCCGTGTCTGATGCTGACTTTATTAGGGCTTTCCAACAAATAACAGGAGAAGATAAAGAAGGTGGTCTATTTGCTAGGTCTGCTAGTTTAGAACAAACAGCAAATATTCATGCTACACTTTTTGGAGAAATAGGAAGAAAAGCTTTTGACGCAGAAGTTTATCTTAGAAGCCTACCAGGAGAAGAGGAAGAAGCTGCACAAATAATGAATAGATCAATTTCTGAATTAGCCTCAAGTAGAGCAGCCTCACCTGTAGGAAATTATAGATTTGTAGATAGAATACGTAACCCAGAAGATTCTCTTAAATTAAGATTTTTATTTTTTAATGACTTAGCCCCAGGAAAAACTCCAGGAAGTAGAATAAGACCTGCTTATACTATGGGTCTCAATACAGTACAAGGAAAATCTAGTGAAGTTGCAGAAGGTTTTAATCAAATTAGATCACCTTTCTTTAGAAGAAGCATAACTGGTTTTGGTAAAGATGTACGTATCGGTGACCCTGTTCCAACAGATGCTTACGAAGAATATTTAAAAGTACTTGATGAATAGTAAAAAGGATTAAATATGGCTATTGAAGATGAAATGAAAAAGATAGAAGAAACTAAAGATGGTAGAGGTGATACAAACATCTTTGGTACAAGAAGACTAGGTGCTGTTATAGAAGAAAAAATTCCTGACTGGATGGGAAGTGTAAAAGGTATTGTTGAAAAAGGTAAACAAAATGTAGAAACTTTTGAAACTTTACAACAAGGAAGAAGTGTTGAAGGGGGTTATTTTAGAGAAGATAATGGTTCAGATATTCGTATTTTAAATGATAATGTTAAAGACTTTTATCAAGAAGGCGTGTACGAAAATTTAGAACCTAAAGAAATTATGTTAAATGCTTTTTATTTACAAGACATGGTTAGAAATGGTATAAAACAAGGTGGAGAATATTCTGATGAACTGTCCAATTATAATTCTCATAACGCTATAGCAGCTATACAAAAAAATCTTTTAGCAAATGGTAAAACTGAAGAAGAGATAGAACAAGCATATAAAGAGGCTGTAGCATTGTACAAACAAAGAGATTTTACTGCTATTACTCCTAACAATAGAGAAGAATTAGAAAAAAAAATAAGCCCTTTAGGCATAGGGATGTTTCAAGATTTAGTAGTTAATAACAAAAGAGAAGCTGATAGAGTTGTTGAAAATACAAAAGATTTATTTAAGTTTCCTTTTAGAGTTGCAGCTTTAAATTTAGCATTACCTAAAGAAGCCGTATTAGATTTACCTGCTATGTTCATGGACCCAAACGATGTTGCAGGTTATCAAAAAAGATTAGAAAATCCTTTTGGGCAAGAACAGTTTGAAGAGTACCAAAGATCAGGAAAAAGTTCACCTTTAATTCGTTCTGGTATGTATTACTTTGGAAAATTATTTCAAGATATTGCTGATGATGAATTAGCCTATGGTGGTGATTTAAAATATAATAAAAAGAAAGCAGATACAATAGATGTAGGTGGGCAACTATTTACAGGTGGTGGGGTTGAATATTTATTTAAAACAGGTAGAGGCACTATAAGTTATTTAAAAAGTGATGAAGCTAAAGCTGCTCTACATAAAGTACTAGAAAAAGATTTAAAAGGTATATTTAGAGGTAGAGGAAAAAGTATAGAAAGTCTCGTAAGGTTTGGTGTAACTCAAGGCGGTGCATCAAGAAGACTTGCTAGGATGCAACAACTTGAAGAATTAGGCGAAAATGCTTACAAAATAAATGTAGCAAAAGATATAGCATTTGGTAATGTAGGAATGACTGGTGCATATATTGCTTTAGAAGGTGCAGGACAAATACAAACTAGCGAATTTGCTACTTTAAATGATAGTACTATCTATAATTTTCTTAAACTTCCTCTTCTTGGGATAGGTTTAATAACTGGTCAAAGACTGTTTGGAGTAAGTGATTTTGTTTTAGGTGGTAAAGAAGAAACCACTAACTTAATAAAAAAGATGGCATTTGTAGTATCTGATGATGGTAGGCAAAAAGGCGATAGAGAGTTTTTAATTGAGGTGTTGGGATATGATCCAAATAAAATTAAAAATTTAAATGCAACTCAATTATCAGAACTTGTAGATATATCTAAACAAGACATGTCTCAATTAAGAGATTTTTCTATAACTATAAAAAAATTACAACAGTCTGCTAATAAAGCCGATAGAGATGCAGCAAAAGATATAATAGATTCTTTTGAAACTACATTAGCTTTAAGAAATGATATGCTAGACGTAGCGGCTAGAAGAAAAGGTTTTAAAAACGTAGATGACATGATGAATACTGATCCTAAAGTAGCAGAAGATTTAGACCTTCTTCTAGATCAAGTTTTAATGTCTGACTCATTAAGAGGCATTAGGTTAGCAGCTAAAGAAGATATAAACTTAGGATTAAAACAAGGTTTAACTGCAGCAGATATGCAAGGTAGAGCACAGAAGATGTTAGAAAAAGAAAATGCTCAACGTGCTAGAATTAAAGATTTGTTAGATGATATTTTAGGGGATGATGAACAGGCAGCTTTTGAAGCCTCTGAAAATATCTTACAAGCGGTAAGAAGAAGAAATAATAATATTATGGAATCTAATCAAATTGAATTAAATAGTATGGAAGACCTTCTTGCAAAACAAAAAGACGAACAATACAAAAAGTACCGACAAACTATATATGGAGATAATATAGAAGAAGTTGAAATTCTTAGACCTATAAAAAATGCGGATAGCATGAAGGCTAAACAAGAAACTATAAATAGTTTAAATAAAAACTACGTTCCTGATAGTAGAAAGACAGGAGATGAATTAAATGAAATGGGTCAAGAACAGTCTTCTTATATACAGGCTGCAAGAAAAAAAGCTTTAGACAGAAAAGATAAAGCCTACGAACAGGCATTTCAAGATGTAGGACAAGAAGAACTTGTAGGCGATGATTTTGTAAATTTCTTAGATAGTCAAGACCCAGATAGTATAAAAACATCTTTTCCTGAATTGTTTGAGTATGTAAGTTCTAGTTCATTTGGCAGGGATAGATCAGCAGCAGTAAAAGGTGTAGCCCAAACTCCTGACATGGGTTTTGCTATAAATAAATTATTAAAACAAGTTCAAGTAGATTATGTAAATAAATTAAATAAAGAAAACCTTTTAATAGATAATTTAAATAGAATGACAGCTAATACTAAAAATAGAGATGCTATTAATGAAAGAATTATAGAAACTGTTAATATTCAAAGGGAAGTAAACAATTTAGATTTAGTATCAAGTTTGGATGATTTAACTGTAGATGAATTAAAAAGAGTAAACAAACAGTTAATAAATAGAGCTGAACAGTTTGGTGTAGACCCAGGAGAATCTTTACTACGTTTAGATGATTTACACTTTATGAAAAAAGGAATAGATTTAAGAATTAGAAAAGGTTTAGAAGGAGATGAGTTATTTGATGCAGCTCAAACTTCAAATCAGTTAAAAGAACTATTAGATATAGGTTCAGAAATAGTGTCTATGAAAAAAGGTATAGAAGTATTTACCTATAAAAAAGCTAGTGATGTATTTCATCAAACATATATTAAACCTTATGCTAGAGGCACAGGTTATAAACCTTTTAAGAAAGACGCTACAGGAGATACTACACAACCTACCTTTGAAATATTTGAAGATTTTTTAACAGATAGTGACCACATAAAAGTAGAAGCACAGCTAGATCAAATTTTAAAAGATGGCGGTGAAGGAGGTAATATGATAATAAGAAATGCTATTGCTAATGTTATTGATAATAACAGAGAAAATACATTAAACCCTATTACTTTAAAAAAATTAGCTGAAAGAAATATTATACCTCAAGAAGTTGTAGATAACATAGATGATTTAAATGGTGTTCCCTTTGCTAAAAATGCTGAAAGAGAAATGGAAAAGTCTGGAAAAAGATTAATGGATGCTTTAAAACAAAGACAAAATAAACTTAGTGAAGAAGACAGGCTTTTTAATGTATTAGGAAAACAGGGCACTGATAGTTATTTAGAGTTATTTCAAACTTTAAATAAATTTGCATCAACTAAAGATGTTAAAAGATTAGATGATACTATAAAAGAAATAGCTAAAGGGTATGAGGGTGTAGACGAAGCGGCTAGAATAGAAGCAGTTAAGTCTGATATGTTACGTTTATCTTCTCAAGTTATAAATGAAGATGTAACAAAGATGAGTCAATCTATAAATAGAAAATCTTTTGAAGACTTTAAGAAGAATAGAAAAGATTTATTTATAAAAGATTTAACTGAAACTGATATAAAAATATTGTATCAAGAAGAAGTAGATAGTATGCTTTTTCAACAGTCTCTAAAAAAACATAAAGAATTATTTAAATACTTAGACCCAGAACATGCAGAAGATTTAGAAAAATTATTTCAATTTTCTGTAGTGGTTGGTGAAGGTACTTCAGCTATAGGTGTAAGAGGTTTGGCTAGACCTATGTCTGCAGAATCAGGTATGTCTAGAATTTATGGTGTTGTAAGAGGTGTAGTTAGTCCTAGATACGTAGCAAGTGAAATAACTTTACAATTATTTAGAAGAAAAAGATTAAAAGCATTACAAGACGTAATATCTAACCCTAGGTCTGCTGATGTGCTTGCTAAAGCTTTACAAAAAGACTCTTGGGAAAGTGTAAGATTTAGAAACAAATACGTTAGTATGGTTAGAGGTATGTTTGCTATATCTGAAGACATAAGTGATGATGAAATACTTGACTCAGCAGAAAGAGAGTACGAAGTTAAAATAAATAGATAAACCACAATAGGAGATTGTTGTGATTAAAAACCTACGAGAGTATGCTATCATAGGGGTAGCACTAATATCTGTTAGTAGCCTTCTACTAGCTGAAGACTCTAACATAACTAATACAACTACGAGTACCGTAACCAGTACAAATACAAATAATAATACCAATAATAATACTATAAACAGTACATCTGTTGCAACTAATAATAATAACAATGTAAATACTAGCACTATAACTACGACTGCTACTAACAACAATACTACAACTAGTACAAGCACTGTGACATCTGACATTACTCAAACACAAAATGTAACAAACAATACTACTAGTGCTATAACTAGTAACTCGACAGCAAGCAATACAAACCTAAATACAAATAACAGCACTAACCTAAATACCAATAACTCTACAAGCACTTCTTCTGTGACTACAGAAAATGTAAACACAAATACAAATCAGAATACCAACATAAATAACAATAGTAGTACTAGTGTATCTGAAAATAATTCTACACAAAAAGTAACACAAAGAATTAAAACTGCTCCTCCTTCCGCCATAGCTCCTTCGATAATGTCCTATTCCCAAGACCTCTGCACTACAGGAGCTAGTTCAGCCGTTCAAACACAATTCTTTGGCGTATCATCTGGTAGAAGTGTACGAGACGAAAACTGCGAAAGATTGAAAAACTCTAAGGCTTTGTATGACATGGGAATGAAGGTAGCTGCTGTAGCATTACTCTGTGAAAATCCTGGCGTGTGGAGATCGATGATGCAAGCAGGCACGCCCTGTCCGTATAAAGGTAAGATAGGTGAAGAGGCACGTATTGCTTGGGAACAAAACCCAGAAGATAGACCTGACTGGGAAGACGTAAAAAAAGAACTTGCCACACATGAATTTAAAGCTTATACTAAACCAAAGTTTTGTAAGAAATATCCTACACATAAAATATGTACAGACTCTTAACATTAATCTTCCTACTGGGTAGTACCGTATACGCAAACGCACCTACATTTACTGTAGGCAGTGACCCCCTTCTTAATATACAAAATACTGGTACTGCCCTAAACCTTGGAGATGATGTTGTTTCTTCAGCACAAAATTTAGGTTTTAACTTTACTTACTATGGTGATACGTATAATCAAGCTAGAGTTGCAATGAATGGTTTTGTAACATTTAATTTAAATTTTAATATTACTGGTAGAAGAAATTATTTATCTGAAGTTATACCTGCTTCTGGGTACGACAAGACTATATTTCCATTATGGTCTGATTTTATTGATAAGAATAATAGCAATGGTTCTCCTTATGTAGGCACTTATGGTGATGTAGGTTCTAGGTACTGGGTTGTGGGTTGGTACAATGTTAATGAGTATAGAAACAACAATCTAAGTTCTTTTGAAGCTATACTATATGAAAGTACAAATGTAATAGAATTTAGATATGATAAAATAAATGTAGTAAACCACGACATAACTATAGGTTTACAAGGTAATAATGAAGCTGTAACTTACTTGAGATATGAAGATAACAACTCTACAGCTTTTAATAGAACAGATGATTGGTCTTTAACTACAGACACAGTTATAGATGAGTCTTTTACTAACCTATCTTCTGAGTGTTTGGTCGATTCTGACTTCAGTGAACTATGTGATGTTTATGATTTAGGTTTCGATATAGAAGAAGATGATTACTACCTACAGGGCTCAGGAGTTTCTGATGCTATGCTGTTAGGTTATGATGACGAGGATAATTTTTATGGTTTCAATGATGAAGAGCTTTATACAGGAACATTCGTTTTTTCTACGAGTGATGATAGCAGGAGTGATACTGGTGATTTCTACGACGATATTATTAGCATTGGTTATATTGAATATGATAGCAGGGATGTAGAAGAATATGAAGACACTTTTGATACTTTTGATATATTTGATTTTGGGGATTCTACTCTGGATAATAGTACAGAAGGATCATTAGTTTTTGTAGATATATTAATACCTTTAGATGATTTACCTGATGTAAGAGTTACAGAAGAAGAGTTTGTAGAGTTTGCTCAACATATGGATGAGCATTTTGATTTTCAAGATGAAATGGATAGAGAACAATGGGATGAGCAGTTTGAAGATTTTGAAGAAGAAACTGAAGAAAGAGAAGAAGCTATAGAATTAGAAGAAGAACTTGAAGAAGAAACTAATGAAGAACTTGTTGAAGAATCTGAGGATAGACCTGAACAAAGAACTAGACGTAGGAACGTAGCATCTGTTACAGATTCTGTAGTTAGTAATTCTATAGCTAACAGTTACGAAAACAATAACTCTTCTAATGCAAATAGCACTACATCTTCTGCAATATCAGGAAGTTCAAGTGGTACATCTATATCTAGTTCGCCTAGCATATCAGATCAGATAGCATCTGCACAGGTACAAACTAACAATGTTTTACAATCTATAGAGATATTGCCAGTGCCTACTATGGACAATACACCATCTATGGCAATAGCTGAGGTACAAGTTACTAGTATGGAAAATCAAATACAAAGTGTTACAAGCACTATGGTTACATCATCTGAAGCAGAACAGATAGCAGAAGAGATAGTAGCCAACAACATAAGAGCACAACAAGAACAATCACAAACACAACAAGAGGAGTCTGGACAATATGATTCTCAAGGACAATCTAATCTAATTGCCTACATGAACTACGTACCTAACTTCTCTGACTATACTTCTGCTAACATAACAGATCAAACAAACTGGTACGCACCAACTGTGATATACGCAAGTGTAACGCTAGAAGATAATGCAGGGTATAGTTTTATGATATCTGATAGTATGAGCATCCTACAAAATATGACAGGGCAACAATCTACAGAATTTTTTATAGATAGGAGATAAGTATGAAAAACATATTACCAAAGCTACAACAGTATATTACCATTATAGGGGTGATTACGGCAATAGGAGGAGGCTTCTACACATGGGGGCAATTTAACTTACGTCTTGATAATATAGAAAAAAGAAAATTTAAGACTGTTGACATTGCACCTTTAGAAACTAAAGTAGAAAACCTTGAAAAAAGATTAGATAGAGTTGAAGGTAGAGTTGACAATATTGGTAACAATGACAACCCTTTAGCTAACTAGTATTTACATTATAAATAGTTTTCATTACAACTATTGATTGGACAAATCTGTGTTTTGTGTGTATACTATAGGTATAATTAACCTTTCCATGCCTAGGAGTATATTATGGAAAATATTGTAAATGTTGCAGCCTTTGTAGTAATTATTATCTGTTTATCACAGGTTCTGTAAAAAAAAGTTTCTCAGAATCGTTTCTAAGACCGTTTTAACACCTCCTGAATAGTAGACATCCAAAAACAACAACTTTTGTTGTATGGGCTTCTATGGGCTTTATTTAAGAAATAAAGGTATTTTGTCCTGTAAAAGGTCTATTTCACGTTTTAATTCGTGTAAAAGGTTAGTTAGGGTTAGTGTACCTTCATAAGTATCATTCCAATTATCCATTGCTTGTCTAAAAAGTTTAGGATCAAGGGTTTGATTTTCTAGGTACACTTTCCCATCTTGACTTAACTCTACAGTTAATTGTGCAAGTATAGCTCTAGTCTTTTTTTGATTTTGCAACGGACTCATCCAATACTTTTCTTGTGGTTGGGTCGACTAAGACTTGTTGCATAGCTCTAAAACCATTAAGCATTTCACTTACTTCACCATAAGGTAAAGTTGCTAATTTTTGTAAGATAGTATTAGCTAACTCATTTGGTATAAGATAATACGTTAAAGGTTTAAAGGCTTCATTTTGATCTGGTGTACTAGGGTCATCAGCTTGAAATGTGCCATCCTTTTTACGTGCTCTCTCTTTCTTTACTTCTTCTTCACTCATTACTGGCTCCTTCTTTATCGTGAATGAACAACGCTATGATTGCATAGTGTATTAATTTAAGCAAGTCTTTTCTTTGGTCTTCGTGACTTCCTTTTTTTCCGTATCGTTGTGCATACTTTAGCACATTACCAATACAAAAACCTTTACCGTAGCCTGCATCTATAATTACTTCAGTGGCTTGTAAATTATTTTTAGAATAATGTTGTGTGTAAGTGTTTATTATATAAACTAGAATTTGTTTAATTAAATTCTTTTCGTTATATTTAAACATCCTCTTGTTCTGGAAACGCAATTATATTATCTCCTCTACTTTCATGTTCTCTTTTTTTCTTTCTAAGTAATTCTTTATGTATAGCATAGTTACCTGCTTCCATAACTAAGTCTTGTTGTTCTGTAGCTATATGCATAAGACCTGCAAACAATATATACATTTTAGTTGCAGCACCTTCTTCTACATCGCCTGGAAGTTTATCTGCACCTAATATTTCAAAACCATTTTCTTCTGGTTTTAATACAATATATAAGTTACCTTCTTTTAATTTAAGTGCATCTACAAATTTTTTTACTCTATCATCATCTTGAAAAGTAATAATTACATCATCACTCATCCATCCACTCCTTAGGTATAGTTCCTTGTGCCCAAAGAAAACCATGCCTATCACACCAATTTGCATACGTAGTTTTTGAACCTTTTAATATTTTATTGTTTGCTTGTACAAATATAAATCTTATATCTAAATCTTCCCACTGTTCTTTTATCATGAGATGTTTTACTCTATCATTTGTTGTAAGCCTACCTTTAGCTTCTATGTAAAAGTCTTTTTCTTTTATGTAAAAGTCTGGAGTGTATGACCTTATTTTAGGTACATATGTAAAAGTCTTAGGCTCATAATCAAATTTTATTTTTTTCTTACCTAAGTCTGCAGCAATTTTAATTTCAAACTTTGATCTATAAGGTAACTTCAACATCTTTAGGACGCCCCATGTCTAATAATTCTAAAATATTATCTATTATTTCTTTTTCATAAGGTTCACCATTATCATAATCTATAGCTTCGTAAAATTCATTTATCAATACTACAACTATACCTTTCTGTAGAAGAATGTTACGTACCTTTTCTAAACTTTGATCTAATTCATTCATACCTCTTGATTCATCAAAAGGTTTTACAGGAGATAAACCTACATACAAAGATATACCAAAATCACTATCTCTAAGTATCTTTATTATGTCTGACCCTTTTTGATGACTCCAATTATCAGGGTACAAATAATACACATTTTTATTTTCTGTAAAGTCTGCTACAGAAAGATTGTAAGTTTTAAGAATGGGCATTTGTAACTACCTTAGTATACCATGCATACGGAGGGTTCTTTGCCCTAGATGTTTGTTTAGGTATGTATTTAGCTTTAGACCAACAGTTATGTCTAAATCCACAAAAGCCACACTCTCTAGGTAAAAGTTTGTTACCATTAGGTTCACCTTTATCTATTTCATCTACAGGCTTAAATTGTTTTTCTACTCGTTTTGTTTTCTTTAACTTACGTACATTAACAGTGGCTGACTCTAAAGCATCTTTTTTTTCTTGCTCTTGAATATCTGGAGCTTCACAAACCGTGACCTCACCTGACGATTTATCTACGACAATCCACCCTCCAAATGGCTTGTCTACACCTTTAGCATAGGCATAACCTTGGACTACATACCCAAAAGGATCATCTTCTTTTACCTTAGAGTAGCCACCAAATTTTCCAAATTTATTTTGGAACGCATATGGACTAGCAGATTTAATGTCATATACCTTATCATCTATTATAATATCTAAAGTTCCATTAATATCTGTATCATCTAAATTAATTTTTGTTTTCTTTTGTTCATCTTGCACATCTATTCCAGACGCTTTCATAACTGCTACTAAAGCAGCTTCTACTAAATCTCCTAATAAAAAACGCATAATTGCATTGTAACTAAACTCTTGTTCAATGCCTAGCTTTTCTGATTGTTGTTGACATAGGGGTTTACCTAAACCAGATAAACGTAATTTATATTCATTTGAGTCTCTAGAAAACTGTTTTTCTAATGCTTTACCACAGGAATCTTTAAACTCTTGAACCAAAGAGGAAGGCATTTCTGCCTCCCCCTTGATCCCTCTCTTCAAATAATCTTGTATGAGTATTTGAATCGAGTTCATTTATGCCTCGACAGCAGCAAGGTCGATAGCATCTTCCACACTTAAACCACCTTTAGCTTCAGTGTGCTCATCTGATACACGGAGATTATAGGAATTAATCGAATCAGCAAAGTTCTTTAAAAGTTCTTTGTCTTCTTTCGAAAAATCCACTGTATCAGATATAGACATGTCACTAGAATAGTAGATAGTTGCACCATTCTTATGACGTACAGATTTCATCTTTGCTACAACATTCCAAGAAAGTAAGTTTTTACTATCTACATCTTTAAAAAATTGAGATATAGGAGTAAAGCTTGCCCCCTTAGCATAGAATACTACTGGCACATCTGTTACAGGAGCATCTTCACCTGTTGCAGTTTTACCATCAGCAATATTAACTAATCCGTACAATACTTGATTACACTTAACCATAGCAGACGCAGCAGCTTCTGGAGAATCAGCACCTAACTCTTCTATTTCTTTACGAGTTAGTTTGCCACACTTATATCCGCCTTCATTATCTGGAAAGAGATCATTAAGTTTAGCTTGTTGAGTGCTACGGACAGAGTATGCACCCTGCTCATTATCCCATAGGCTGTACATAAACCTTCTCACAAAGACTCTTAAGGTCACGTCTTTACCAAAAACTTTTTCTTTAGTATTTGGGTTGTATAATGCAAAGTGACCTCTAGGTAACGTATTACCTGCATCATCTTCTGGTGAGTGGTTAATTGATAATCTAGCAAAAGAATCGCCAGAGGATTGAGATTCTATTCCATCCTTTTGACCAATTAATTCTGCTAGTTGATCTGCAGACAATTTATCCAGATTATCTGGAATTACGAGGTCTGCACTCTCGGTAGTCGCTAGTTGTGTCATATGTTACTCCTTATGAGTTGCACAATCTTATTATTGTATACTAGAACTAAATTAATTGCAAGTGTTAATTAGAAAAAACTTCTTTAGTATCTAGCCAGTTGCTTCCAATTTTAATTTCAATGCCTACAGGCATATCATACTCAATGCCCCATCTTCTCTTAGCTTGCTGGGGGATGGAGAGCATACATTCTTTGACAGTCTCAATTACTTGATTTTCTTCATCAGGATGTACATCTACCACTATACTATCATGTACTGTATTACAAAGCAGGGATTTAAGTTTCTTTTTCTTAAACTCCTCGAAGGTAAACACTAAAGCAGACGGAAGTAAATCTGCTGTTGCAAACCCTTGTACAGGATAATTCTTTACGCTAGTTCCATGTGTAATGCCTCTAGCTGTTCTTTTTACATAGGGAAATCTGTATTCCCTACCAGAAGGTAGACTCACAACTTTATATTTTAAAGCCTCTTGAGCTAACCTATCGTGCCATTCACCAATTCCAGGATATACTTCTGTAAATTGATAATAATATCTGTGCACATGTTCAGGTAGACCTATGCCAGTAGCACCATACAAAGGTGCAAAAGTATGTGCTTTAGCATTTTGTCTTTCTTCTGACGTAATATCTTTTTTATCTTTACCAGTTATAATAGTAGCAGTCAAGTTGTGTACATCAACACCACCCTTGACATTTTCGTATACATGTTTATCTTGACTAAGGTAACCTGCTACTCTGTACTCTAACTGTGCGTAATCACCTTCAAGAATCTTACCTCCTTCAAACCTAGAAACAACTGCTCTACGTACTGGAAAAGTTTTACCTCTAGGCATATTTTGAAAGTTAGGGTTTCTAGATGACAGTCTGCCTGTGCTTGTAACACACTGCATAAACTGAGGATGTATTCTATCTGAGTGATCTAAATTTTTTTCTATACCTTCTACAAAAGTTTTTAGGTAAGTCTTAATGGCATTGTATCTAAGATAGGCTTTTATAAATGCAACTGCCTGTTCATTACCTGTTTCATAATATAAAGATAAAGCATCTGCATCAGTTTTAAATCCTGCACTGCTACATGCTTTTGTATTTAATGGTACTAATTTAAATCCTGCTACCTGTGATGTAGGCATATATTGTATTCCAGTTCCTGAACATGGTTTACATATATATCTAGCAGTGCTCCAAGAACCATCTTTTCTTTTTTTAGACACTTTACCATAACCTTTACAAGGATTACATCTAGTAGCTTCTGTTTTATATTGCACTGTAGTGTTATTTATAACTGATCTTTTAAATTGTGTATCAGTCATATAAGCTCTACGTTTTGGTTTTTTTGTATTACCCCTAACTTCATAACCTAAATTAAAAACATTTGTCCAAGTTTTTTTATTATTAACTGCCCTAGAAAATAATAACTTAGACCTATCATCTGGACTAGATAAATTTATAGGCGTATCACCCATAACTCTAGCTATTTCTTTATTTAAAAATATACCAAGTTCTTCTAATTCTTTTGTGTACTCGTCTTTAACAAGGTTAAGAGCTTGACGATCTATCTTAATACCGTCTCTTTCCATACCTGCTAAAACTTTTGTTACCTCAAAAGACAGGTACAGTGTAGGCTGCAATCTGCTCAATGCTTTTTCCTTCTTGTTTAGACTGACTTACAGCTACTTCATAAGTAGACTGCACATCAGCTATTCCGTATTCTTCTACTATGTCTGCAGGTATTATGTCAAATCCTATACCCTCTTTCAAGTAGTTTTCTAAAATTTCTTTCTTTTTCTTAGTTGACGTTTTATGCCTACGACAACATTCATCTAAACTAAGAGGTACTTTAACACCCCTAGCCCATACATAATCAAACACCATAGTATCATATACAGCACCATCATATGTAAAGCCAGATGCAAACAGCCACTGTAAATCAAATTTTATATTGTGACCTAACAGTACGTCTGCTCTGTCTAGTGCATCTTGTACTATCTTCATGTTGTCTGGTGTAGGGTCTTTCTTTGAGTGATAAAACCACACATACTGTACAGGGTTATCATCTTCTTTAAAACCTACAGACACTAACTGATTACCTCTAGTGTATGGTGACGGATCAGAACCCTTGTCTGTTTTTATAAAAGTAGTTTCTACATCTAATGTTAAAATCATGTTATTAATACCTCTGCTTCTGTTTCAATAACTACTCTTGCCCCACAAGGGAGTATTGGCTTATCATTACCACCATACCTTACTTTGCTAGGTCCTAATATTTCTACACTATGACCATAAGTATTTTTTTTACCCTGTTTAACTGTAAGAACAGGTTCGTTTGTTCCATGTTTTTTATTAGCTCTAATTTTATGCATATTAACATGTATGTACTTTTTACTCATTCGTAATACCTCCCAGTAAGTTTGTCTATCTCACATACAACATGACCATGCCACCCTGAAATTTTATTTTTAGAAACGCATAAAAACCTAGTATCATCATCCTCACCAGGATTTTTTCCTATGCCTATAATTATATCAGCCTCACCTGCCTTGCCAGTCTTAGAACCATCAAGCATAGCAAAGTCTAAGAACTGACGATTGTGTGCGTCATAGCTTGCCTGAGATACAGCCCACACCATGCAGTTGTTTCGTTTTGCTATTTCTCTTGCATTTACGTAAAGCTCTTTTAATCTTTCATCACCTCTACTAAACTCACCGCCTACCTTTACCTTGTCTAACTGGTCTACAAACAACACGTCAATTTTATTTAGTTTTGCAAACTGGTCTATCTCTGATATATCTGAGCCTACAGAGTCCATAATAAAAAGTCTATCTTCTATTTCATTTTTGTAAACTTCTTTTATAGTCTCTATTTCTTGCATGTAAGTTTCTTTGTGTACATTAAAGTAAGCAGTAAGAACTCTTGACTTCATTCTTTTAGCTGTTTCTTCATTCATTATATACCCAACAGTGTTGCCTTTGCGTATTGTTTCTGCAGCTAAGAAAGCACAAAAAGATGATTTACCGCTTTCAGGTCTAGCAAAGATAATACCAAGGTTGCCTCGGTATGTGCCTGCTACCTCATCAGATAATGTTATTATTGGAAAAGGGAAATCTGGGTCTGCCTCAAAGTCTTGAAACAATTCTTCAACATCTGTCTCCTCCCTTTGCATAGACAGAATACCAGTAGCCGAATCTTGATTTATTATTTGGTCAATCATCATTCGTAGATCACCAAAATTAGCTGAGTCACCATTCCATATATCAATAGCTGTTTCGCCTACTTTTCTTGCCATCTCTCTACGCCAGAACTCTGTAAGTGTATCCATTACAAACTGAGGGTCACCCTCTATATCTTCTGGTATATCTTTTATTGCATCTTCTACTAACTCTCTAGTAGAGTCTGGCATGGCAGGATATAAATTTTTGTGTACTATAAAAAGATTATCTTTAGATAAATCACCTTCATACTTAGTGTGGTAGTGCATAACTGCATCAAAGATAGTTTTATATTTTTTATCAAACATATCTTTTGTAACAAGAGCTTTTGCTTTATCAAAGTTTTCTCTACTTAAAAGTAGGGATATTATTTGTGACTCCATTTCTTTCTCCTAAAAAGGTTAGAGTGTTATATTATATTTATTTTAATTATGCAAGATCAAAACCACCTGCAATATGTCCTTCTTTTGCTTTAGGTATTTGTATTGGTTTTCCATCCTTATTTAATCTTTCTTGATGTACTTCTATGTTCATACTAAATGATCTTCTTTCACCTTCACTTTTAAAAGGATATACCATGTGTATTAAGTCGGCAGGAAATACAAAAAAATCACCTACTGTAGGCTTTACCATTAAAGTATGTTGATGCATTTTACCAGATGAACCATGTAAAAATTCTATGTGTCCGTTTGCAGGATAATGATCTTTATAATCTTCTTTCCATTCTTCGTGTATGTTTTCAGGTAATCTTAGATAACCAACACAAGACATGCTACATTCAGTATGTATATGTGCAGGATTATATTCACCTGCAAATTGTCTTACAATCCATGCTGATTTATACTCTATACCATAACCTGTACCTTGTGCTAAACTTTTAAATGATCTACTTAAATCTGTATCTAAATACTTACCTACAACATTATTAAAAAATCCTAAATATTTTTCTAACTCATCTGACTCTATTAAAAATTCTTGTTTAAGTTTACCTACAAGATTATTAGAGTGATCTAATTTTTTAGCTTTTTCTTCATTCTTTATAGTTTTATTAACATATTTATTTAATCTTCGAACTATATCCATAGGCATCTTTGCATACATTATCATAGGTGCAAAAGGAAACAAAGGAGACATTTGACCTTCAGGAGCTTTTGAAAAATCTACAGGCACTATTTACCTCTCGTTTTAAAAACACGTTGACCAAACCAGAAGCTTATAATGGCAGCAAAAACGGTTTTTGATTCATCATCCCATGCCTCTAGTATAGCAGGCAATACATCTCTTCCTTCTTGCACTGCTACTATTACATAAGTAATTTTAACAAATGCAAATATAGCAAAGAAAGCGTAGGTTATAACTGGTCGCACTGACGCTTGTAGGGCAGATACAAATGTAGATTTGTTTGATTGTGCTAACGACTCAGCGTGTTTGTACAAACCTTTTACTTCTTCTATGTCTGCTTGTGCGTCTAGTTCTTTTAATTTTAGTTTGCTTAGTTCTGATGCATAGCGAGCCCTAGCCTCGAGCATCAAAAGTTCTTGTTTATTAGCCTGTTTTTTCTCGAAAAATCCCATTATCATGGGGAGACTAGAAGTTCCAAATCCGAGAAGGCTTCCTAATAATGATATCATGTTATGTCTACAACTTCACAAGCACCTGCACTGCATGCCAACTCTTGTGTACCTGTTGTGTTGTCCTCTCTTTCGTAGTTTGATAATAATGTCCAATCGACATTTCGTGGCATTTTTTTACTTAAAGCATCATACTCTTCTTTAGTTATGTCTTGGTATGGTGCTTGTTTATATGTATGGTCAGAGTGTGGCAAAAATGAAACACCTGCTACATCTTTAAAATTATTATATACCCAAGAACCTACCTCAAACCATTCATCTTCTTTTACAGATATAGTGACTGAAGGTTTATGTTCGCACCAATGTTCTTGATAGTTTTTCCAGTTTTCTAACTGAGTAATAGCACTGAGGTCTTCTCTAAGCACTGCCTTGGTAGGAGACTTCATAGGGAATGAAAAGACCACAGTGTTTTCTGGTTGCATAAGGTCATCCTCATGTGGTATACCTTGATCAATAAGAAACTGAGATAGTGGGTCTTTTTTATCACCTCTAACCGTTCTTATGTAATATGCCGAGTGTCTTGCGTGTATACCAGAAGCAGAGTCTACAAGTTGTGAAACTGTGCCTGATGGTTTTACGCAGGTAATAGCAGTTGACTGTGGTATACCTAATATTTCTGCTAATCCTAAATTAGTATCTACAGCTCTTTGTCTTAACCTCTTCAGGTCATCTGCTTTTCCTAATCTAGGATTATCTAATATACCTGTAAGTGAAACGCCAAGAAGTCTTTCTTCTTCTGTATTATTTTGCCAAACTTTTCGTAGATACTTAAACTCTGTAAGTGTAGATTGTATTGTGCCAAGTATAGTAGCATCTTCTACTTTCTTAGCTAACCTTTCAATATCATCATCTGCTCTGACTACAACTTCTGTTAAGTTACAAAACTGATATGGTCTTAATATAATTTCAGAGCATGGGTTAGTTCCAAACTCATGTTTAGAATCTCTTCTACCATTTTTTTCTGCTTGCCTAACGGAAGCATCTCTACTAAATATACCTCTTTCACCAGACTTAGAGTTGTATAAGTTTAGCCACTCTCTCATAAAAATGCCTACAGGAGGTGTATCCTGATAACATACAGAGTTGTTTGCTAAAGCTCTTTGCCCTTCATCACTCCACCATTCTCCTGATTTAGCCAATGACATTTCTTGGTCTTCAAGGTCAGATAAACTTATAAGTGCAGAACGCCTTACGCCACCTACTACTACTACTGAACCTATCTTACACATAATGTCGTGGCACTCTATAGACTTTAAACGTCTACCTGCAGATTTCTTAAAAATATCTACAGTAAATCTAAACAAATCATCAAGAGGCTCTGGACCAGATGATCTACCACCAAATGTCTTTAGTCTTGCACCTGCAGGACGTAG